TTTGGCTATCGACCCCTAAGCTCGCGCAGCACCCTCGTTGTTCCAAACGAGTCCACCGCAGAAGGATCGCGAGATGTATACCTGAAGGCTTCGATCCCGAGAGTCCGCCCAACAGTCTCAGATCCACCAGCATTGGAAAATATCCTAACTGGATCAACTTCTAAAAGCATACGATCTCCTTTGGCGATATAACCTACAAAGTCCGAAAACAATGGATGACTAGCCGTGTTCTCTAGCTGCATTATGGTCCGCGAAGCTGCCAGGTTTCTGTTCCAAAACTTTGGATTCCTCCTACGTTCATAAGAGATTATACCATTCAAAGCTCGGAAAATTGGCCTGACACCCACGAATTGTCCTCCCACTTCGTATGAATACGAATGCACTCTCTGAAGATAATGCACCGCTTCATCACTAGTTAATTGTTTCTCCGCGTTCATGGTCAGTCCCAGTTGCCCAACACACTCCGAAATATCTTGCGGTGATGGAACGTCCGCATAAATAAATATGGAATCGTCACCTAGCACTGTCGCAAACAAGGGATCCAGTTGCAAACAGAACGCAAGATAGTGGTACACGATTAAATTGACCAAGGAGTCAACTAGATTAGTCAGAGCTGAACCCGAAGGAACACCTCCAGTTCGTCCAACATGTACCCCATCCGGAGTCACCAAACCAACAGTCTTAAAGACGTCAGCCAGAAGGGTTAATCTACTGTGAGACATAGGAATGAACCAGAATTTGAGAACCTCAAACACAGCGTCGATCATCTGCCCGGGCACAGAAGAATCAAAACCACTAAAGTCCGAAGAAAGGAAAACCTTGCCTCGAAACCGTCTCATCATGGTCGTGATGACATCATCTACTCTACTCAAATTGTTCCATGCAACGAACTCTTCGAATAAGCGTAAACGATCGAGAACTGGATGCAATACGGTCAGTCCAAGAATAGTCTCGGCATGATCGAACATCCAGATCAATCTCTGCTTAGGTAATTCATGCAATCCGGAAGGCTGTCCACGCCAACCAGCAACTGCAGGAAAGATTTGTTCAGATGAATCGATGGTATTTGCTCTGTCTAAGTAACTGCCAATGACAGCTTTGTCACGCGTAAGCCAGGGAAGACCGGCGTTTCCGCCTCGTGGCATAGCATCAAACGCTAAGCGAATGGGATCCGGACTCAGACTACTCATCGGGATCAAAGATTTTACCCTTGTCACAGCGTCTTCAAGTGCTTTAAGATTTGGGTTAAAAGTTTGATGGAAGTACGGAGTAACGGAACTACGTCTTTCTGCCCAAGGAGACTGAATAGAGTAAGCCCCAATCGAACGCTTCTCCGAATCCTCAAAAGAATCCAGAATAGGGTACGTTTCCTCCATAATTTGTTCTTCCACTTCTTCAATTAACATCTCCCTTGATTTGAAGTGATACACCTGAGACCTCAAATCTTCCTCTGAGCCTGCTAAGGTTCGCGTGTTGTGTGCCCTAAGCCTGGTGGCCCCTTCAGTTGGTAACTGCGGGAAAAGGTCCTCTAAACTCAGGACAGCCATGATTAAGTACTCCTTCGTAAAGCTTCGACGCTTGTAACTCCCAAAGATTCAAGCAATTGGAGTACGCAAGGGTCGTCATCAGGTTTATCGCGGAGCGCAACTACGCCAAAGCGCCCATACTGTATTGCCAAACGCAAGCAAGGATCAATCCCACCACCATAGCTAGGAAGACGGGACTTTCCATTCTTAAGGGTGGGTCTGATAGGAGTGGGTTTATCATCATCATCATCATCCGGTGGCTCTGGCACGCCATCAACCAGTTTATCACCAGTAGGCGGAGTGATATCCCCGGTACCCTCACCTTTGTTCAACTCCTTGTTAATTTCACCAATTTCTTTCTCCAAACGATCAGTGAGCTCGTCGTCATCACCGAAAGGTGGGACAAAGGGCACACCCTTTGGAGGAGAGACCTTCTCAACTTCTGGAACTGCTTCCGGATCCGGAAGTATCGGCGCAGTCCTGGGTTTATCAGGAAGCGCCGGAGTTCGAATTGGTCGAGAAGGTTGTACCAACGGCTTCGCAGGCTCCGTTTGAGGCATGGGTTGCGGAGGCGCTGGTGCAATCCTTGGGATAACAGGGGCAACCCGAACTGGCATTGGAGCTGGAGCTGTGATAGTCACAGGCGTCCTAGTCTTAGTCATAGGAGCCGGTGATGGAGGAGTGAAAACGCCATCTCGAAACGTTCCTACCCCTGTACCACGGGCAGCTTGAATCACATTCATGCTAGCGGGTCTAAGTGATCCCGTTGCTCCACCAACTTTTGGAGATCCAGTCGAGGCACTCGGTCTCGAAGTAAACTTCGGGGCACTAACCTTCGGCTGGGCGACACGCACTGGTGAGGCAGTGGGAACTCGAGAAACGAGAACTGGCTTAGCGGCATTCAGCCGAGCGACAGTCTTCGCGTTTAAACGGACTTTGTGAAAACCCGTTCTGAACGCGCCACCCAATTTTGGTGAAACTGACACTCCTCCGATACCCGCCCTTCTCGCTGGACTACTTGGTGCTGTGATTACTTGTGGTCCTGGCATGTGACCTCCTCTGCTACATAAGCATTCTCCTG